CTAAATGAAGACTATGAGGGCTCTGAATTCTATTGCAGAGGAGAGAAAATTGAGTTAAAAACAGGTGATATACTGTTATTTCCATCTAACTTTATGTACCCACATGAAGTTAGAGAGACTACAAAAGGCACTCGTTACTCGTTTGTAAGCTGGGCCTTTTAATATATAATGAGGTTATATGCTACAAAAAATAGGGTTTGCACCTGGAATCAACAAACAAATAACACCAACAGGAGCAGAAGGTCAATGGATCGACTGTGATAATGTTCGTTTTAGATATGGCACACCTGAAAAAATAGGTGGTTGGAAACAATTAGGTGAAAGTAATTTAACTGGCGCAGGTCGTGGACTTCATCATTATGTAAACAGTCTAGGCAGAAAATACGCAATCATTGGTACAAACAGAATTCTATACGCATATTCAGGTGGTGTATACTATGATATACACCCTATTAAATCTACAAACACGCTTACAAGTGCATTTAGCACGACCAACGGATCGCCTACAGTTACTATAACATTTAGTGGTGATCATGGTATTAGTGCATCCGACATTGTTTTGTTAGATAATTTTTCTACTATAACTAATTCTAATTTTGGAGCATCTGATTTTAATGATAAAAAATTTATGGTGACAACTGTACCATCTGCAACAACAATAACTATTACAATGCCATCTAATGAGTCAGGATCTGGTGCAACTACATCAGGTGGTATACGTGTTCAACATTATTATACTGTTGGTCCAGCTGTACAAGCAAAAGGTTTTGGTTGGGGACTAGGATCTTGGGGTGGAGAAGAAGTAGGAGCGTTTACTACGACTTTATCCGGTGCAATAAATTCTTCAACTACAACAGGTATTATACTAGTTGACCCTTCACAATTTCCAAGTTCAGGTACAAACTTTGTGCAAATAGGAACTGAGGAAATATCTTACACAGGCATAAGTGCATCTAATGAATTAACAGGTGTAACTAGACAAGTCAGAGGCACATCACCTTCATCTCACGGTGCTGGAGATACAGTAACTAATGCAAGTAATTATGTTGCATGGGGTGAGGCAGCATCTGGTGATTTAGTATTAGAACCAGGTATGTGGTCGTTAGATAACTTTGGTGATAAAGCTATATGTTTAATACATGATAGTGCTGTATTTGAATGGGATTCATCATTATCAAATGCAACAGATACCAGAGCAACAATTATATCTGGTGCACCAACAGCGTCACGTCACATGTTAGTATCTACACCTGATAGACACTTAGTATTTTTTGGAACGGAAACAACGATAGGTGATACATCTACACAAGATGATATGTTTGTAAGATTCTCTGACCAAGAGGACATAAACACATATACACCTACAGCAACTAATACAGCTGGTACACAAAGACTAGCCGACGGATCACAGATCAGAGGAGCAATTAGAGGTAGAGATGCAATTTATGTTTGGACTGATACAGCATTATTTACACAACGTTTTGTTGGTCAACCATTTACATTTGCGTTTGCACAAGTTGGAACTAACTGTGGACTTGTTGGACAAAATGCGTGTGTAGAAGTTGATGGTGCTGCGTATTGGATGTCTGAAAATGGTTTTTTTAGATATGCTGGTAAGTTAGAGTCACTACCTTGTTTGGTAGAAGACCATGTGTATGATAATATAAATTTAGAATCTGGTAATCAAATGGTATCAGCAGGATTAAATAATTTATTTGGTGAGGTAATGTGGTTTTATCCAACAACGGGATCTTCTGTTGTAAATAGAATGGTTGCATATAATTATTTTGACTCATCAAGAGAAAGACCTGTTTGGACAAATGGCACATTAGCTAGAACTATGTGGGAGGACTCTGCAGTATTTGGATCACCACATGCATTAGAATACGATGCTGACACAGATACATCTTTTGATGTTGTGGGCAACACAGAAGGTAGAACAACATACTATGAACACGAAACAGGAACTGATCAAATAAAAGGTGGTGCAGTAACTGCTATCACAGCAAATATATCTTCTGGAGATTTTGATATTACACAAGCTAGAGCACAAGGCACAGGGCAAGCCACAGGTGTTGCAACCTTTAGAGGAGATGGTGAGTTTATTATGAAAATAAGAAGGTTCATACCAGATTTCATATCTCAAACAGGTAATACACAAGTTACATTACAATTAAGAAATTTTCCTAATGACAGTCAAGCTAGTTCATCATTAGGGCCATTTACAGTTTCATCATCAACACAAAAAGTAGATACACGTGCAAGAGCAAGAGCAATTGCTTTAAAAATAGAAAACACAACATCAAATCAAAGCTGGAAGTTAGGAACTTTTAGACTAGATATACAACCAGATGGACGTAGATAATGGCAAAGATAGTACAAGTATTAACAAGACCAAGTAAAGAATATGATTTACCCACAGCAGAAGCTCAAGTAAGAGATCTTGACGCAATTGTAGAAAAATTAAATACAACGTTTCAAGAAGAACTAAAAGATGAGGTAGAAGCACAAAACTTCTTTTTAAATTAATGGCAAATAGTTTTATAAATAAAAAAGCAGATTTAACTACAACAGATTTAACAACACTGTATACAGTACCTAGTTTCAAAGCTGCTGTTGTAAAATCATTATTAGTATCCGAAGACGCTGGATCAGGGAGTACAATAACAGTGACACTGGTAAATGCTAGTGGTGCTATATTTAATTTATTTAAAGATAAATCAATAGGATCAAAAGCTACAACAGAACTTTTAACTAATCCTCTTGTAATGGAGGAAAGTGAAATATTAAAAGTACAAGCTGCTGACGCGAACGAGCTGCACGTCATAGCCTCTATATTAGAAATACAGCCAAGAGAGGTAACAACATAATGCAAGTATTAAAACCAAAAGAAATAATAGAAGAGATTTATAACCTTAGAACAGGTGAAAAATACAAAAATGATGAAGAATGGAAAGCAAAAGGTATACCTGAATCAGAGATAAGAAAAGATGTAAGGGTAATAATGCCTAGTCTTGATATTTTTCCTAAAACAAAATAAGATGGTACGATGGCAATAACTAGAGCACAACAAGCAAAACAACTATTAGCACAAGGGGGACGTATTGGACTTTTTAAAGGTGCACAAGCCGACACTAAAAAAGGATCACCTATGTCTCCAGGCACATCTGTGGGAGGAAATACGAGAGGAGGCACTGGTAAAGGTAGAGATTTAGATGTTCAACAAAGAGGAATGACTAAATCTGAATACAATAGAAGAGTTGCAGAAGGAACAATAGATCGTTACAAAGGATCAGACGATCCACCAAAACCACCACAGTTACAAAAAGATAAACGTTTTATTCCAACACCTGTACCAAAAGGAATAGGTTTTTTAGAGAGAAATAGAAATAAATTAATACAATCATCTTTAAATAGAAATAAATATTTAGCATTAAAAAAACTTGGTTTGATAAAAGATCCTGGATTTACAGGTTTTGTAGGTACAACAATTGATGCACTAACAGGTAAGATTCCAGAACAATTTGAATTAATGTCAGAAAAAGATTTATTAGATATTGCAACGAGTGGACCATATCTTTCTCAACAAAAAACAAAAGGTGATGTAAATAAATTTTCTTCTGGAAAAGATTTATTGGGAAGAGTATTTGAAGCAGAAGATTTATTAAGAAAAGGAGATATGACACAAACTAAATTTGAAGAATTATTTCCTGGACCAGATATACCAAAAGACAGAGATGGACCAGAACAAGACCCATGTAAAGGACCTAACCCACCTGCATATTGTTTCATCGGTCAGAAGGCAAATGAAACTCAAGAAGCTGTTGTAACAAGAAATCTTTCAGGACTAACACCACGTATAGGTGGTTCTATATTTGATTTTACAGGTATGGCTGATGGTGGTTTAGCAGACATGGACAGGGAAGCATTCTTACTAGGTGGTATAGCAAAAGGATTAAAGAAAGCTGTAAGAGGTGTCAAGAAAATTGCAAAGTCACCAATAGGTAAAGCTGCACTGTTAGGAGCTGGTATGTTTGGTATACCTGGAACTACGTTTGGTGGTTTATTAGGTAGAGCAAGTTTTGGTGGTGCTGCACAAGGTATGTTCGGTAGTTTTGGACCAGTGTCTGCTCTCAAAAAATTAGGTATTATGAAAACTCAATTTCCAGGTTATGCTGAAAGAGTAGGATTGTTATCAAAATTAAATTTACCAATGGCAAGCATATTTGGAGCGTCAGCATTAGCAGGTTTAATGACACCAAAAGAAGAAGATAATAATGAAGAGTTAGCAAAATATTTAGCACAAAATCAATTACAACCATCACAAAGTGTAAGAGGTATGGGTAGTGAATTTGATTTTTATGGTGGTCAGTTCGTAGCCGATGGTGGTAGAATAGGATATCAAGAAGGATCTAAAGAACCTGTAGCTAAAAAGACTCTACCATTAATAGATATGGATGGTATGGAAAAAGACTACAGAGAGACAGGTGGTTTTGTAGAGATGGGTAGAATGGAAAAAGCTGACGATGTACCAGCTAGACTATCTAAGAATGAATTTGTATTTACAGCTGACGCTGTAAGA